GGAAAGGAGGAAAACAATTCAAAATGGATGAATCCATTGGTTCCAGACTCAAACGAGCCTGGAATATTTTTATGAACCGCGACCCCACGGACTATTCGTACCAGAATCTTGGAAGCGCATATTCCTATCGTCCTGACCGAGTGTTTCTTAGTCGGGGGAATGAGCGAACGATCACCAACGCAATATATAACAAAATCGCTGTTGACGTTGCTTCTCACCCGATTATGCACATCCGGCTGGATGATCAAGAGCGGTATGAAGAGACCATAGATTCCAAACTAAACACTTGTCTGACTTTGGAAGCCAACATCGATCAGACTTCCCGAGCCTTTTTTCAGGATGCCGTTCTTTCCATGTTTGATGAGGGTGTTGTGGCCCTCGTCCCGGTTGACACGTTATACGACCCGAATAAAGCCGGATCCTATCAAATTTTATCGCTTCGGACAGGAAAAATTGTGGAGTGGTATCCGAAGTATGTTCGGGTCGAAGTCTATAACGAACAGACGGGTCAGAAAGAGCAGACCGTGGTCCCCAAAAAGATGACAGCGATCATCGAAAACCCCTTCTACTCCGTGATGAATGCGCCGAACTCGACCATGCAGCGGCTTGTTCGCAAGCTGAATCTCCTGGACGCTATTGACGAGCAAAGCGGTGCTGGAAAGCTTGATCTTATTATCCAGCTACCGTACATCATCAAGTCAGATGCCCGACGTCAGCAGGCAGAACAGCGGCGAAAGGACATCGAGCAGCAATTGGCCGGTTCGAAGTACGGCATTGCCTATACGGACGGAACGGAGCACATTACGCAGCTCAATCGCGCCGTGGACAACAACTTAATGAAGCAGATCGAATACCTGACGAGCATGCTATACAGTCAGTTGGGGATAACGCAGGCGATATTAGACGGCACGGCGGATGAGCAAGCGATGCTGAACTATACCAACCGTATTATTGAGCCGATTCTGGCAGCACTGGTTGATGAAATGAATCGAAAGTTTCTCACCAAAACTGCCCGGTCCCAGAAGCAGGCAATCAAATACTTTACGGATCCGTTCCGGCTTGTTCCGATCAATAACCTCGCTGAAATCGCCGATAAGTTCACCCGCAACGAGATCATGACATCTAATGAGATCCGTCAGATCACGGGCATGAAGCCGTCGAAGGATCCAAAGGCGGACGAGCTTCGGAACAGCAACCTGAGTGCTCCCAAAGAGCAAGAAACGATCGATGTAATCAATGAACCCAAGGAGGAAAATCAAAATGGAAAAAACGTATGATTTTGCTGGTTGGGCAACCCGAAATAACGTTCGCTGTGCTGACGGTCGAACGATTATGCAGGACGCTTTCAAGGAGAATGACGGCCAGAAAGTGCCGCTTGTTTGGAATCATCGCCATGATGATCCCTATACGGTACTCGGCCACGCCCTCCTTGAGAATCGCGATGAGGGTGTCTATGCCTATTGCAAATTCAATAGCACCGAATCCGGCCAGAATGCGAAGGAGCTTGTACAGCATGGGGACATTACCTCCCTTTCGATTTATGCGAACCGGCTTCAGCAGAATGGCGGG